TTTGTCTTTGTAATCCTTTTATCAATGTTTTGCAAGATTTGGAAACAAAAATATGACGATTTCCATTAGTATCTTTGAGTTTAGAATTTACAGCATTGATTCTATCTCTAACTGCTGGATGTCTATTTTTTACTTTTACATGAAAGCCACCATTCTGTAGTATTGATAAATCTGTTCTCCCACCAGCACTTGTTTTTCTTTGTCTTGAAGCTGGGTCAGGGTAAATAGTTATGTGCATCTTTGTTCCATACCTATCTCTTATTTCTTGTACCATTTCATCAGTATTACTTGAATAAATTACTATCTCATCAACAATATATATCTTTTCTTTTTCTATTTGTGCTACACAACATGACATTGGATTCACATTAAAGTCCATGCCAATATGTAAAGGTTTTCTAAAATCTAAATGTTTTTCAATAACAGAATCCACAGGATGAAAGTTATAGTAGATAGCACCAGCATAATTTTCAAATGTACCCTCGAACTCTTGTCTAAATGTTCTTTGATCTAAATCTTGTTTTGCTTGATCGAGTTCTTTTTCTGTAACCATTCCACCCTGTAATGTAGTGAATTGAAAGCTTTCCCACTCAGGGTCTTGCTTTCCTTTTAAGTACATTTCATAACTCCAATTACCATAACCTTTTGGAGTACCACACATCATAACATGACCAAGTGTATCTGATATTGATGCTCTTAATACTTCAAACCATGCTCTCTTATCTATATCTGCAAACTCATCTAATATAAGAAAATTTAAACCTGTACCTCTTAGTGTATCAGGCAGATCAGCAGATTTTAAAGATATGGTGCTGTTAGTTTTTCTTATAGTTATTGTAAGTGTAGTTTCGTTAATATCTTCTATCCAATTAAACTGATTAAGAACTTCTTTTAATTGACTCCAGCAAATGTCTTTAGCCATCTTTAATGTTGGTGCTACATACCATATTTTTTGATTTGGTTTTGATGCGTATTTCATCATTTCAGTTATAGCAAGATATGTTTTACCAAATCTTCTGCCTGATATTAAAACTCTAAATCTTTTATTTGACGATGATATAAGATGTTGTGGTTTTGTTAGAGTGATCTTCATTACAGCCAAACTTTATATAGATATTATATTTATTAACATCATCTTTGCCTAATTCAATAATCTTATCATAAGACCTTGTGTAACCATCAAGCATACAAGTATAAGCATCTACATAAGTTTTATTTACTCGCATTGGTGGAATACAAGAAGTTTTACCCTCTACATAAGCACAGATAACCATAGTTAATACATATTCCACTTACTTTTTCCTTTTCCATTTTCTTTGAGTTTTGACTCTCCAAGTCCAATGAAATATTGATCTTGTTATCTTTTCTACTTTTTCTAAAAACCAATCTATCATTATTAAGACTCATAAATTATTTTAATTTTTCTATCCTTAATATTTTGTTATCTGCATCTAATTCAGCTTTTACTTTTGAACACATAAAGGTAGCATTGCTATTCCTCGTGCTAATCCTTTTTTTTTCAAGGCATTTTGAGATTGATGGCATGTAAGTCATTTCTATAAGTTTTTGTTCAGTACCTACAAACATCAATAAAGCTATTATTGTTTCCATTAGTGATTACCATTTCTTAATTTTTCTATTTGTTTATTTATATTATCTACTTGCTCTTTTAAATGATCTATATTGACTTTGTTGTATCTACTAGCTTCTATCTCTTTTTCAATAGATTCTATTTGAGATGCTAAGTGTTCTATCAGCATAAACATCTCTAAGTTTTTTGGCTCTTGTTCAGCCTTTTTTAGTAGATCAGCTTGGAATAAAGTATCTGCTGTTTCTAATGCACCTATTCTTCCTGTAAGATTTGCATAGCCAAATACTGCACCACTAACCACAAGAATTATCCCAATTAAATTAGCGAGTGGTAACTGTAACTTAGACTCTGAACTGACTCTAATTGTATCGTCTTTTTTACTCATATCTTAAACCCTTTTTTCCAAGATTGAATTGCCCAATATGCACTAGAAAGAGTAACTTGTTTTCCACTTCTTCTTACCTTTGCAAGTATAGGACGGAAACGAGCAAAAAACATCCTCTGTCGTGTTGGATTATTTTTTCTTATTGGCATACCTTTCGCACCAAATCTAACTATCTGAACTCTGCCTGTTCTTTTATTTCTTACATAGACTCCAAACTTCTTTGAAGCTGATGGTGTTCTAAAAGGTTTGTTTAGTTTTCTATTTCCATGTAATGACATAATTTGTAAATAACACTAATCATCTACAAATGCACCCAAAAAGATAGCCACTCCCATCATTCATTACATGAAGATTTAAAGTATTTACATATCCGGTAAGTTTAAGTCTAAGAATATCACATACATCAAAGCAAGTAGCCTCACTTATAATTTCAATACCTTTTAATATTTCTTTTGTTACAGGAACTAACTGATACACACCATCATTTAGGATTATCAATTCCATTATCTTTTAAAATGTCTTTGTCTCCATTGATTGCAAACATAAACATCTTTTACATGAAAGCTTTTATAAACATTACAAAATGCGTGTTTGTTACTATATTGACCACAGTTCCCACAGCTTCCTCTGCCTTGTGATGGTCTAAAATCCTGTGGTAATCTAAAATCTATAATCTCTCCATTTGGGTAAAAATTAGATCGTTTATTCATTTGCCCTGTCCTCTGTAATAAGGTTTCTTACCAAGCTGTCGTCTGCGATTTTTATTCATTGATGATGTATTAGGTCGTCTGCCAATGGAAGTACCTTTGTAAGTTTTCTCGTACAGTACAACTGCACCATACACATTACCTTTTTTCTTTGCCATTTAGATCTTTTACTTCTTCAGCTTTAGCTTCTATGATTAATGGTAAAGGCTCTGTTGTAGATGTTGTATGTACTTTATCAACCATGTTTAAGTAGTTCTTAGACAACCATATCAAAAGCTTATCATTACCTTTCATAGCTTTTTCGTACATTCTTTTTCTTAAACTAGCTTTACCTTTGTTTTTATTAACCTCTAATAATTCGGCAAATCTTCTCTGTAATGTTCTTGCTGATATTCCTACGATGCTACCTATTTCTTCTTGTGTGCATCCTATTTGACTTAAATTTGCTAATATTTTTTCATCAATAGACTTTTGTGGTCTGCCCATTTGTTTCTTCTTTTCTGCCTTATTTATGTCGCTTTTCATTATTGATTCTTATACCTCATTTCCCCAACAATCCCAACCCTCTACTCTTTGTCTTGCAAATAATTCTATTCTAGGTAAATCTCCACATAGCTGTATTATTCTATCTCTAATCCTATCAGGTTTTTTACTATGCTCTTGTCTTTTACTAATAATTAATTGTTTTACAGCTTTAGAAAGTCTTTTTGGTTTTCCTTTAGTTGCTAATAAACACATCTCAGGATTTGCTCTAGTCCAATATCCTAAGCCTGTAAAATATCCATCTGTTTTTCTATTTTCTTTGACCCATGTAAAAGCTACTGTTTTATATTTAAAACCCCATCTTTTAATAGTTTCAATAGCTTCAGGAAGCATTGGGTCAATAGCCCATATGAATAAGATGCAATCATTATCACAAATTGAACTAACAGGTAAATTATAAATATCATTAATATTAAGGCAATTATAATGCTGTAAAGCAGATCGTTTATTCCCTTTATCAGAATATGTTTTAAAGTACCAAGCTGGGTCACAATAAATAATATTATATTTTTTTTTTGGAAATGGTATCAAATTTCTATTTTTTTAAGTTCCTTAATACATCCTATTGGAAAGACATTACGATCACTAAAACTTTCCTCGTTCTCATCATAACTAGCAAATGTTTTTAAATGTTTCTTATCTTTAGAATAAACATATCCTGTTGTTGTCATCAATGCTGGTTTCATAGTGTCAAACTCCTTTGATGTAGCATGACCTGAGTCTCCTAGTATATCCCACCACTTAATCTCGTAAAAATAAAACTTTTTTTTGTTTATTGAAATGTGTCTAAATTTTGACTTTTTTTTTACCATTAATGTTTTCTATGTATATCTGATTCAACTATTGCTCTATAATATTCAAGCTGGGTTTTGAGCATTTTATTTTCTAATGATAGTTTTATCAATCTTTTTCTGACATACTTAAATATTCTTAGCAATCCAATCATTAATATTCTTTCAATGGCTCATCTTTCCATTTGTGTTTCAAATACTTCTTTCCAGCTTTTTCTAAGATATTGTACTCTCCCCAAGACCCAACTGTTTTATACCCATTATTCACAGCCTTGCTTGACCCTATACTAATATTGGTATTAGTATTTAGTGTATTAGTATTAGGCGATAACTGGTGTTGAGGTGGTTGCGTCTCATCTATGTACTGATATTTATCGTAATTTAAGCACTCAATTATACTTACTTTTCTGCTGGGGTGGTTAGAGGTGGGTAAAAGGTGGTGCATTCTTACACTAATCATTTTCCTATTTTTAAGTCTTTTTATAAAAGTCCTCATTTCAGAATATGTAATACCCCAAATCTCAGCATTTTTTCTTAATGGAAATATCAACTCAGCTTTTTTGACGAATATCTTATTGTCTAAAAAGTTCAGGGTCTTATCTCTATGAGTTGCCTGACTAATCATATATATCCATATTGCACATTGTTTTAAATTTTTAAATACAGGAGATTTCCAAATCTTTCGCCATACTAAAAAATACCCGCTATTGCGTTCCATGTTTCTAACCTCTCTCTCAGTTTTTTTTCTAATTGTTCTTCTGTTCCATATCTTTCTACAAAAGCTTTTTTACCCAAATGGACAGATATTTTACCTGTCCTATGGTGGACACTACATAATGGCAAAATCCTCGTGTGTGAGGGTCTTAGACCCATTCCTGTATGCTTTCTGATGTGATGTATCTCTGCTGGAACATTTAATCCATCTTGATGACAAGCAATACATCCATAATTAGATACTGCTTCCATCCACTTTTTCTCTGCTACTGTTGGTCTTTTTTTTGCCATATTATAGCTGTTTTACCATAAGGTGTTTCTTTTCTTCTCCCACTATCTTCTATCAATCCAAGAAGCTGTAATTCTCTGCATCTTGCACAAACACTTGATAATGGCATTTCCAACTCATCAGATATTTCATAATTTGTTGAAGCCTGAGTCTTAACATACTCATAAACTTGTTCTCTTTTTGTCAATTTATCTTTTTTATTAGCCCAAGCTGATTTACTTGTATCTGTAAAATTATGTGCTGGATATTCCAACTCTAATTGTTTCATAACAATATTGCTCCTATTACAAAGCCAAGTATGAAGCCAACTATATATTCTCTGTTATATAGTGACCACACACTCAGCTTTTCTTTAAGTTTATTAAAATGGTGGTAAATCATCATCAAAAGATTCTTCAGCTTTTGCTACTTGTTGCATTGGCTGTGGAATTGCTTGTGCGATTGGTTTCATACCATCCACATTAGGTTGAGGTTTGTATGGTTTAATCATAATAAAACTCAAAACAAAATTAGTGTCTCCTTTACTGTACTTGTTAGGATTTTCATTATGTTCAGTTTTACCATACCAAACTGCTCTATAACCCTGAAGATGGTATTTTTGAACCTCAGGGGTTAAATACCACTCATTGATTTGTGATAATTTGTACTTTTTCTTTGTTAAGCTACAGGTAAATAAACTATCAGCACCAGCTTTAAATTCAAACTTAGGGCTTTTTTTACCTGTTGCATACATCTTCATAGTTAAAGCACAAAAAGGTATTTTTTGTTGTTGTTGATATGACATTAGTTACTCCTCTCTTTTACATTTTTAGCAATAGATTCTATCTCAGTTGCATCTAACACACTTAACCAATTAAAATGTTTATGCAATAATTGTGTTAAATCTTCTAAAGCATTTTCTTTATCTAAAGAATCATGATGATTTGTATTATGATAATGAACTGATTTTTCTATTACTTTTAGAACAAAGTCGTTAAATTGTTTAAAAGCTTTGGCTTGTTCTTTTTTTAACTTTATTCCACTCATTAGTTGCTCCTTTGTTTATTATATTCCAAGTTTCTTTGCTTAAAATCTTCTTCTAAGCTATTCAGATATTTACAAGCTTTGAAGCCTTTAAGATACTTAGGCTTTATTTGAAATATCCTCATCTCCACATCCTTAACAGGTTCTTTTGGAATATTTATAACTGCTAAGAACTCAACTTTTAAATCAGTAGAATCTTCTACTAATTTTCTATAAGTATGAATTTGGATTGGCATATCAGGGTAAAAATCCTTAGATGTTTTAAAATCTAATATTCCAATCTTACCTTTATACTTAACAAGGCAATCAAGAGTTCCACAAACATCTAACTCTTTTGAGTAATATGTTTTTTCTGTCTCAACTACTTTGATTTTTTTGCTATCCCAAAACTTCTTAAACTTTTCAAACATAGTTTTAAGTGGCTCTGAGTTTGGATTAATAACTTCTTTACCTAAGATATAATCTTCAGCTAAAGAGTGCATATTAGTTCCAATGTGCATAGCATTTTCTTTTATTTGTTTGACCCTGTATTTGAGATCATCTTCAAATTGCTGAATCTCATCAACAGGTTTTTTATTATGTTTCATTAGCTGTTTTATAGCTTCATAAACACAATTTTCACTCCACCACATCAAAGCACCTTTACCAAATCTTTCGCTTATAATTGTAGTGACTCCTTTCTTTTTAAGTCCATTAACTTTATACCTTGAACCTCTACCCTTTGGGTCGAACTCAATTTGGTTTCCATGTTTATCTTTACTTTTGATAACTGCCATTTTCTCTCTCCCTTACTTTATATGTTATTGTTTTTGTTAAAAATTTATAACCATTCTCAGTAATTGGCTGAACAAAGTAGTTTCTATCGCACTTTAGAAATTCAGCTAATTTTAACTCATTCATAATACTTACAGCATTTACACCTTTTTCGTATTTTTGAATTTGTTGAAATGTGACAGAAATTGCTTTTGCAACTCTTGTCTGAGTATAGCCACGCATTAGTCTCATCTTCTTTAATTGCAATCCATAAATCTTTCTCAGAACTTTGTCATTTTGTTCTGCTGATACACCAAACATATTTAGGTTTGGTGGAATCAGATGACTTATTTCAGCAATTTTTTCTTGGTTTTTTATCATCATAAAAAGCCCATTCCTTTCTCTCTTTCTCTGTCAATTTATTAAATTGACCTTGCCAACAAGTTCGACAGAGTAATGACTCGTTGAAAAGGGTGCTTCCTACAAACCATGCTAATTTATCAACTTTGGTATTGAAACACTTAGCACAGATGAAAGCTAATTTTTTTATTCTTATTGATGGTTTAGGCATTAATCTTTTCTTACCTCTCTTACACCATCTGACCTTTTTTTCATAAGAAATTTACTTTTACGATCATCAACTAATCTTGGATGATTTCCTAATTGTTTATAATTAATCGTTAGTTTTTCTTTTTTCAAAGCTTCTTCAACAGCTTTTTTAATTAAGGACATTATGGTTTCTCCCCTCTAAACATTTTCTGTAAATATCAATATATTGAGTCTCTGCTTTAGGGGACAATATCCAAAAATTTATATTACCAAAAAATGTTGTATTGTTTCTTGCAAGTTTTTCACACAAAATTTTATCATTCGAAATTTCACTTGCATTAGATGTTTCAAACTTTGATTTTCCTTTTGTGTCTATGATTGGCTCGTATTTGGCACATCCATTTAAAAGAGTGCATACGATCATTGTTATTAAGTACATTTTTTTCATAACTATTTGTCCTCTCTCTTTAGATCATAGCTGGATGATACTTGGTCTGATGTATCTTCCAAGCTAATGATTTTTTGTTGTTCCTTATCTTCTTTAGCTTTTCCAACAAGTCTTTTTCTTTCACTATTGCCTTGTCGTACTTGGCTTGAAGCTTTGGAAGTGCTTTTTCCATCAGCTTTCTCCTTTATAAAGTTTTCTACTTTACTTAAAGTAGTATTGGGGTCAAATATGACCCCAAAATCTTTATACATTTGTTTTAGCAAATTAAATGACTTATTTCTAGTCTTAATTGATAAGATTAATTTTGGCATATTTACCTCTTATCATCGTAAAGATCGAGTCTGATCTTATACTTACTTGCTGTACCATGATTATATAATCTTTCTATGTTGATTATAAAATCGTTCTTAGAAGCTTGATTTTTAAGCTTACTAGAATTGTTTTTAAGTCTTTTATAAAAGATAGACCAATTAAAAGTCTTATCTTTAAGACAACTAATTATGGCATGAACAAACGCTCTCTTTTTGTAATATTCAAAATACTCGCCACAAGCATTTATATTTTTAGCCCAAGTTTTACCTTGTTCTAAATCCTCAATTACAAAATGACCTTTTTTAAAGTCTTTCCTAGAAGTAGTGTTGCAATACCCCTTACCATTCAGCATAGCAATACATTCTACTATGCCAAACTCATAAGTTCTATGAAACCACTCTAAGAGTTGGTAATCTTTTTTACCAAGTTTGCAGAAAGACATTAAGTATTCTGTCAAATTCCATTTTCTATTTACAGAATTGACATTTCTTACATCTTGCAAATCAAACTGACTTTTGATGAAGTAAGTGATTGGATTACCAACAATCTTATAAGCTTCTAATCTATGCTGACCATCTAGGACATTAAGATTTTCATCTACAGCTATTGGCATCTCCAAGTCTTTTTCTTTAATTGACTCAACTAACTTTCTTACATGAAGTTCGTTAATTGCTCTATTACCTTTAAGTTTTCCAAACTTATTATAATCAGTAGTAGAGTATATTTTACTATTAGACATTATTTGTTTCCTTTTAGGTTATTGGTTAGTTTATTTTTTAAAGCCTGAAACTTTTTATCTTCTTCTCTCTTTTTAATTTCAGATTTTAAAATGCTGATCTCAACTTTGGTGTCAGCTTCAGATGGTTTTGCGACAGGCAACCCTGACCTGTCGAACCATCTACCATCCTCAGTAAAACTAAAAGTTTTACCTGAGAATTTTTTTGTTTTGATAGCACCATTATATTCAGAGCCATCAGCTTGAATTAGATAAACTTTACCATGTAGTGTGCAATAAAGCCTATCAATCCATTTATCTTTTATGTAGTTTGCTAAATGTATATTAGTCATTTGCTCTCTCCTTTATTAATTGATTTGCATAAACATTTGTATAGATGCCTGTATTGTGATGAACTTCTACAACTCCATTATCATACACATTTCTTACGATAACTTTTTTGTTTGGTTCTAAAAGATAAGTTTTTTTTTCTGGTGCAAAAATACACTTATCTCCCTTTTGTAATACAACATTATTTTTACTTATTGGTTTCATTATGCTCTCTCCTCTCTTAATAATTTATCGTAATGGTAATAACCATAATTTCTAAAAATATAATTTATTTCCCAATCTGGTCTAGTGCCATTATCAACTTGATTCCAAACTTTTAAAATGTATTTAAACTTTTTCCATTTCTCTAGCTTATCTCTACCTACCAAATTTTCTGTCCATTTGTAGTCATCATAATTTGGGTGGTTTCCTGTACCTAGTTCCATTTGGTTTGTAATCAAACTAGGATATTTTTTTTCAAGTTTAGTAACAAAGTTTTGTATTTTTTCTCTTACTGTTGTCATCTTCTCTCCTTTTAGGTTATTTGTTTTTTTTATATTTAACATATACAGACATATAAGCATTATTAAGGTTGAATTACAACCCCTAAAATAATGGCTTAAAACCTAGCTTATTTAACATTAGATACAACTAAAACGATAATATTTAATGTTTTTCAAATCAAAGCAAATCAGCTACAAATGATTCGTTATGATATTTATAAATTTTATGATAGAGAGAATTTAATGCGTAAGCAGTTTAAGTATAATATTTTCATAACATATACTTTTAGGTTAT